CCTTTTGTTGTATGCGCTTCATCACTGGATGTCTGGTACTCATAATATAGCTGCCCTTTATCGTCTCTGTCTACCGTCATACGGTTAGGCATCAGCGGATACAGTGCCAATATTTCACCCTTTCCGTTTCGGATAATCTGAGCATAAGCATTGCCCCAAAGGAGCAGGTGTGTCATAAGTGTTTCCCTGAATATGAAGGAAGTCATTTCAGGGTTTGGCTCATCGTGCAGCAGAAAATACAGCGGATGTTCAACTGCCTTTTCCTTACCGCCTGAGTCAGTGTATTTATATAAGTGCAAAGGAAGCCCCGCTACTGCTTCAGACAGAATGCGTATACATGAGTATACGGCAGTCATCTGCATAGCAGAGCGTTCTGTTACAGGCTTACCAGCAGTCGAACCTCCGAAAAAGAATCGGTATGCACCGCCAGCCGTGCTGTTTTGAGGTTTACCCCTTGCACGGAATAATCCAGATAAAATTTCCATGTTTTTCTCCTTCAAAATGCTGATAGGAAAAGCACCGCCAAAGCGATGCCCTCCGGTCGAGGCGTGTTTTACTCAAATTCAATCGTAAGTATCCCGTTCCCGATGAAGAAATCGTTTTGAATCAGCGGGTCTTCTCGGAAAGCTTCTTTTGCCTCTTTCAAAATCCTTGTAAGCCGTTTCTCATCAAGCATCTCTTTAATTGCTTTCCGTGTGGTCTTTTTCCCATTCAGGTAGAATTTCGTTTTCATAACTTGCTCCTTCTTTTTGTTTGTTTTCCCTTTCGGTAGTCACATATTAACTCTAAAAGAAGATAATATCAAGTTAACTTAAAGCATAAAGTGTACAATGTTTTTAGAACAAAATTGTGTGTTTTACAGTTTAAAAAACCAATAAACCTCGTGTATCATAAACTGAGGGTCCTGCGTTATTGCCACAACGGATAGCACGATCAAGCCCCATGATGGTAGCGATTGCACCGTCTATTTTTTCTGTGGATTTCTCTTTGTCCGCCTTGATATTCCCTGCCGGGTCAGTACGGATGAAGATGTTATCCATCATCCAGCGCAAAACAGGATGGCCACCGTGGGCGATTTTCTGTTCCAGCGTCAGTTTCATCAGTTCCTTTGTTGGTGGGGACATATCCTTAAAGCCCTGTCCAAAGGGAACCACCGTAAAGCCCATGCCTTCAAGGTTCTGCACCATCTGCACAGCACCCCAACGGTCAAAAGCGATTTCACGAATATTAAAGCGTTCACCGAGACGTTCAATAAATTTTTCAATATATCCATAATGCACCACATTTCCCTCTGTAGTCATGAGCTTACCTTGTCGCTCCCACACATCGTAGGGGACATGGTCACGACGGACACGCAAGTCCAAGGTATCCTCCGGTATCCAAAAGTACGGGAGGATGATGAATTTATCGTTTTCGTCCTGTGGAGGGAAAACCAGCACAAACGCTGTGATATCTGTAGTACTTGAAAGGTCCAGACCGCCATAGCACACACGACCTTCCAGTTCGTCCTCTTCTATCGGGAACGAGCAGGCATCCCATTTCTCCATCGGCATCCAACGGACTGCCTGTTTTACCCACTGATTCAAGCGCAGCTGTCTGAAAGAGTTTTCTTCTCCCGGATTCTGCTTTGCAGACTTGCAAGCTGCTTCTACTTTGTCGATACCGACTGTAATACCCAGTGACGGATTAGCTTTCTTCCATACCTTGGGGTCAGTCCAATCATCAGATTCATCAGCACCATAGATGACAGGATAGAAGGTGGGGTCTATTTTTCTGCCCTCCAAAATATCCTTAGCCTTTTGGTGTGTCTCATAGCAGATAGAGTTCGTGTCCGTTCCAGCGGTTGTGATAAGAAAATACAGCGGCTGCATTCTTGCGTCACCGGAACCTTTTGTCATAACATCAAACAGCTTTCTGTTAGGCTGTGTATGCAGCTCGTCAAAGACAACCCCGTGTATATTGAAGCCATGTTTTGAATAAGCCTCTGCTGAAAGCACCTGATAAAAGCTGTTTGTCGGCAGGTATACAATACGTTTTTGGGCTGTCAGAATTTTGGTGCGTTTCCCCAACGCCGGACACATTCTAACCATATCAGCGGCAACATCAAAAACGATTGATGCCTGTTGTCGGTCAGCGGCACAGCCGTAAACCTCTGCTCTCTGCTCACCGTCGCCACAAGTCAAAAGCAGAGCAACAGCAGCCGCAAGCTCTGACTTGCCCTGTTTTTTGGGTATTTCAATATAGGCTGTATTAAACTGACGGTATCCATTCGATTTCAGAACACCGAAAAGGTCACGGATGATACGTTCCTGCCAGTCTATCAGTTCAAAAGGTTTTCCTGCCCATGTGCCTTTGGTGTGACACAGGCTTTCGATAAACGCCACGGCAAAGTCAGCCGCTTTCTCATCGTAGTGAGAACCTTTAGCTTTAAACTTTGTTGGTTTGTATTTCTTCAGTTTTCTCATCCTGCACCTCCGTCAAGAGCAGCTACCCTTTCAGAAAGAGCGTTAATCTGTTCCTGTAGGCTTTGACGATAGGGTTCAAAGGTATCATCCTCAATATCAGCATATCGGAGCATCAGGTATATGTCGGCATTGACTGTAGTCCTTGCTGAAAACTGCTGAACGTATATCTGATACAGCTCCGTTCCTTTTGGCAGCTTTAAACCTGCTGTATCTATGGTGGGATAGCTGAAAGTTGTAAGACCAGCATACTTTACCTTAGCTTTGAATGAAATCCCTGAAAGAGATACAGCTCCTGAAATCAAAGTATCGTCTGTCATAATCCACGGAGAGGTGTTTGAACCACTGCCGTACAGCGAAATAGTTATGCTGTCGGTTGTTACGCCAGATGCCGTGAAATGACCGCTTAAACATGAATATGTTATACCTTTTCGGGTAGTTGAATTAATTGTCTTCGCATTCCACAGATTTTTGCATTGCGCTCCTAATGCCGCCTGATTTACAGCAACAGACCTTTTCAAGGAGTCTGTTATTTCTTCCAGACTTTCTATTGTAGATTGTTCAGCCTTTTTTTGTAAAAATCCGTCTATTTCAGTTTTGGTATAGGTGTTAATATTTCCATCAGGAGCAGGCACTTCTGCGCTGCCTGCATTCATTGCCATCATCCTTGCTACATAATCTATGGCCACTATTTCCACATCCCTTCTGTATTTAAGATTCGACATTTATGACTTTCTGCAACAAGAGCCATACTTCCTGGAAGCCATGCAGGGTCTGCCTCTGGAATATCCGCTTCTGTATCTGCCATAATTGTTACGACGCATTTTACTATATTGTTAACTCCGATTTCTTTATCGACTTTATCAAGATATGTCCACTTTTGCATTAGCTTTCCCTCCTGTACTTCTTTCATATGAGATACGAAAAACAGCCCCTATTGGGACTGCCTTTCATACATTATCCGTGTATTTAGCAGGGCTGATAGCAGCGATGGATGGTTTGCAGGATTTGCTCTTGCTCTTTTTCATTTACACCTATACTGGCGAGGGCTTCCCTCGTCCCACAGTCGGGGCAAATAAGCGTGTGGTTGTCTCTTGACAGTGCCGGAATATCGCTATAGGTTTTGCCGCACTTAGGGCATACACGCTTTTTCCTGAACGCTTCTTTCATTTCCTTTCACCTCCCTTTACACTTTTTTCATAGGCTTCGTCGAGGTACTTGCAATCGAAGCCGAACACGGAGTAGCCGTACTTGCAGGTGCTGACGTAGGTTTCTGTAGGGACTCCCAGTTTGCGGTCTTCATGCATGATGTATGCGAAAGTGTGAAGCTTCTTTGTTTTTCCGTTTTTAAGTTGCACGGGAATCATGAAGTCCTGTTTGTAATAAAAGTTGGGGTGACCCTCGTAGACGTCCAGTCGCTGCTCATCAATAGCCGTCACTTCCCAAACCGCCACCGGAACCAAGCCACCAGGCTTTCTTTCAATGGTAAGGTAGGAGCCTGTTTTACTGCCCTTGTAAAGCAGCTCATAGTTGGGAATCACGCTGATGCCGACCACCTTTGCCGTAGGACAACGGTAACTCATTTGACGGATATCAAGGTTAGAACCGTAGGCGAGATAATATTTTTTCATTTCAATCATTCCTTTCCGAAGGAATCACCCTTCTACCACCTAAAGACCGCACTCTGGCGGGTAGGTGGCAGGAGGCTAACTCCTGCGGTTGGTTTACTTAGCTACTCTGAACTGTCGGTTGTTGTTGCGGATTAAACGCTCTACAACCTGCTCTGGTGTTTCGTTACCAAAAGCCTGCATTTCTATGGGCTTACCCCAGGCACCATCGTTTTTCATTCGCTGAACCAAAACAGTGCTTTTGTTGCTCCGGCGTTCCATAATTGCCTTGAACTTGTATCCGTTTCCGTAGTTTGTCATTGCCATTTTCTTATCCTCCGGTTGTGTATTGTTTTCCCTCTCGGTAGTTACATATTAACTCTAAAACCGAATAATATCAAGGGGTTTTCGGAGAATATAGTACACAAACTTTAGCGAATGGTATTGTGTAATTTATGCCTTGGAAGGAACTACCCTTCTACCACCTTAAGACCGCCGAAGCGGTTTAGAGAAGGTGGCAGGAGGCTGGCTCCTGCGGTTTGGCTATGCCATTCTTCCGTTGCGGAAGGCTGTGTCTCCGGCAAGTCTTTTTGTAAGGATTTCCCTTGCCGTTTTGAATTCGTCCCCAATGAATCCGAGCCTCAAAAGCCACGTTCTCATCGCGTATTTGGGGTTTTCGTTTTGCTGTGGCTTGGGGCTTGCCGTTTTCAGTGTTTTCGCCATCTGGCTGAGTGCGAGGCAAAGTTGAATGTAGCTCTTAAGCTGCCCTGCGTGGAGTCCGTTCTGTTTGCCGTCCGCCGCAGCATCGAATTGGAAAAGCCTGAATTCAACCGTTCCCTTTGTAAAGGTAGCGTGGAGGTTTAGCATATGGTAGCGGCTGCTGTTGTAATGCTGGCTCCTGCCGTTGTTTGCCCTGTGGCTTGTGTACCAAATGTCTGCAAGATCTGACATCGTTTGAGGTTTGCGGGTATTCAGGGCTTCAAGGAATTCTGGGTTTACCGTGCGGCAATATTGGCTAATGCGGTATCTGTCAAGGTTAAGGGCATCTGCAATCAGGCTTTCGTGGCTTGCCATGATGTTCGCCAGGTTGCGAAGCGTCTGCGGTGTGTGACCTTTCGCTCCGATGTGGATGTGGACTCCGCATCCCCTTGTTGCGTCGCTCTTTGCGCCTGCGTGCCTGAGCTGCCTGATAAGTTCCTGCAAGGTTTCCATGTCGCTGTATGTAAGGATCGGGGTTACCATTTCGCATTTTTCGCTGTCCGGTCCGCTGATGCTTACGTCCCTCTGGAATTTCCATTCCCTGTCCTGTGCGTCCCATGCGCTCCAAGTGTGGTAGCCGTTGCGGTGGGCGGTGTTTTCGTAGCGGTGGGTTCCGAAGAAGTCGGCGGCAAGCTTTGCGGCTTTCTCTCTGGTGATGTTGTTCATCTCAACCTCAACCCCGATGGTCTGTTTTTTCATCTCGGCAATCTGATTTTTTACCTTTTCGTTCATTGCGTTTTCCTCCGTTTTTTGTGTTTTTTAAGGGTTTGTTTCCTCTTTTGTTATACACATATTAACTCTTTTGGAGGAATATAGCAATACGATTACTACACAATGTTTTTTACACTATTTTGTGTATGTTATGGCGTATTAGCACTAGATATTGTGTCTGTCTGATTAGGAACTTCACGTCTCCCGTTCTTGAATGCCGATGAACCTGTGAGGTTTTTCAGGAGGATTTTTCTCTCAGCTTTGTAGTCCGCTCCGATAAAACCAAGCCTCAAGAGGAAACATCTGAAAGCGTATTTTTCGTTCTCCATTTCCTTTTCCTTTACCGTGACACGCTTTGCGTTTTTTGCCATATGGCAAAGCGCTGAAATGAAATGCGAGTAGGCTTTTGCAGAGTCCGCATCGACCTCATCAAACCAAGGGAAAGCAATGCGGTCACCTCTGATTTCAAATCTAAGGTTCTCCACGCCAAGCGCCTTTTTAATCAGGTGACCTTTGGCGTCAAGAATTTTCGTAAGGTTCCCGACCTGCACCATGTCTAGCGGCATTTCCACCGTAAGCCCCACAGTTGCCTCCTGTGGCTCGGTTTCGGAAGCAGGTGTATTGCTGTCTGCCTCCTCCTGTGGCTCGGCTGTAGCGGCTTTCTGCGCCGTTTCTGTCGGTGCTGCGGCAATGCCCCTGTCAGCCAGTCTCTTCAGCAGGTTTTTAATTTCTTTGTCGTCTACACGGTCATCGCATTCCACAACGCCGTTCTTGTCGACGTGAAAGCAACCAACCTCGTAAGCGGCTGTCGGCATTCCGAGGTATTTCGGTTTCACGTCCAAAATCTCACCCATCGCCTTGACCAGCGCTTTTCTCTCTGCGCCTGTTCTGTTAAATTCAATTCGCATTGTTTGTACCTCCTTGTTTTTTTCGCTATTACATATATCACTCTAAACAGCGGAAAAAGCAAGTAAATTTGATGTAGAATACTTTACAATAAAAATGTAGGAAAATGTGCGTAGTACACAATGCCGGAGAGGACAAAGTAAACATTCGGAAGCGCCACTCCGTTGCCCCACATTTTATATTCAGCAGAATCAGAGTACGGGTTTTTCAGCCATTTAGCGATTTGCTTATCGGTTTTCGGTTTCTTTGATGTATCTACGGCTTTCCTATGGGTTTCAAACACGTCTCGCCAGAATGCAAGGTCATCCTTTGTCGGCTCTGTTGTTTCCAGACCTCTACACCACCAGTCGGGGAAACCCTGCAACCTTGCACATTCTGTAGGCGTTAATCTTCGCACAATGTATTCAGCCTCATCTATAACATTGACTGCTGGTGGCTCTTTATAATCCGTAGCCGCCAGTGTACTCGCCAGTTCCTTCTCCGCCCATGTAAAATGGTAATTTTTACTCATACAATATGTCGGGTACGCTACTGCATGGTGATCTGTAGCGTTCAGCGTAAAGGAAACATCCTTATTCACACCGCTGCCCTGCGGCCCGTTCTTATCCTCTCTGCCGATCATGGAGCCCTGCACCGCCACCACGGCAATGCCTCCCTGGTTGCAGCCGGGGTTGCCTCCATTAGCGTCCAGAGTCCGGGAAGTGTCTGCCTCATAAAATCCGCTGTGCGGGTTATC